AGGTATTCTTGTTTCAGCCATTTTGGGACTCCAATTTTGTTAATTCGTAAGCATACTGTTCATTAGTAAGGTTTAATTTCTTAGCTAATGCCTGTTGTCGAAGCGAGAGAGTTACTCGTTTTGGCGAGGTAGATCTTGTTGCGGGCGCAACAACAGTCGCAGGTCTGTTGGATTTAGCAGAAGTTTTGGTTTCTGCCTCTGGGGAATTTTTGATTTCCTCAGATTCTCCAAATTTCTCTGGAAATCTCTTTTTTACTTCCTCGTCTATAGTTGTCCAGTAGTGGTCGGATCCGATTGGGACTCCTTCCCTTTCCAAACGCCTATGGATGCCATGAGCGAGATAACTCATATCATCATCAACCCCGTACCACTTGTTTTTATCAAGCCACGATTGGGTTTTTGAGTCCAGTCGTTGAGGTTGTTGTTGTATTTTTACTTCATTTTCTTGTTCTTGTAAAGCCTCTTCTGAATATTCTGGTTTATATTGCTCAATTTGCTGCGCCTTGAGCTTTACTTCGGTTAGTTTTTCCTGAGCGTCTACTAAACGATCACTGTCTCCAGAGTCATATGCATCTTTGTAGGCTTGTTTGGCTGCAAGTAGCTCATGGCCAATGTTTTGTTTCACATTAGTCACCAGATTTTGCTCGCCAACGGTCAATTTGCTCTTTAGTTTCTTGTTTTCTTCAAGAATTGCCTTGGCAAGCGCGATTGCTTCTGCTTGTTCCTTCTCAGCAGCTTCAGCGCGCCTACGTTCATCGTTATAAACCTTCTTCATTTGCATTAGCTTGGTTTTGGCCTCGCCAGCAAAGGATTCTAGGTCGTCATTGTCTAGTTCCTCGACTATTTCCTTAGGCATCGGTACTGCATTTTTCCGATCTTCCTCTGGAGTATCGTCAACAACCTCGATTTCAAACTGAAGTTCAGGGTTTTGGTCCTGATTTTCCGTATCATCTGGAAATTTGTACTCATCGTGTTTTACTTGTGACATAGCTTTTCCTTAAACTCGTGTTATGCCGCGGGGATCCTGAACTATTCCTTCTACGGAATCGTCATTAATGATCCTAAATTCGCGACCGTGGATCTTTAACCTAGTGCCAGAGTTTGGTCTGCACAGAATAAAGTCACCAACCTTGCACCAAGGGCCATTTGGGAAGCGGCCTTTGTCCTGATAGCAATCTGGTCCCATTTTGACAACAAAAAAGACAGTCGAAAGCACTTCTTCGTAGTACATGGTTTGATCCGCTTTGAGAATCCCACTTTCGTACTCTTTGTCTTGTTCTGGTATTGCCACCAAAATGCGGTATCCAGACGGTTCTGGCAAGGATTTTGCCTTTTCTTCATTGCTTGCCTCAAAATTTACTGCTCCTACTATCTGCGGGTTATCGGGGTTTGAGCCGATAAGGATAGTGGTTTCACTCATCCGAGTTCTCCAATCGTTGTTTGAGGTCTACGATAACTGCGCATGCGGATTCGAGACCTCGAAGCTGTCCGCATACGTATTTGTATTCCTCAAAAGACTGACAATTCCCCGCGGCGACCGCCTGTTTGAGAAGGTCTAAACGTTCTTTGTACTCATCTAAGAGGTAATCCAAATTTCTGTCCATTATTCTTTATTCCCTTTTTGTGGTTGTTGTGGTTTATTCGCGTTAGCTATTTCCTTGCTAATTTGAAAACCTTCTTTTACCTTCTCTAGTTCTAGCTTTTCCTTATCAGACATCGCTTTGGCGCCTACCTGACTGTTAGCAATTCGCTCCTGAGAGGCAATACGCTCGCGCTCAATCTGCATTTGTTCTGCCTTAAGCTGTACATCGGCCTGATCTTTCATTGCCTCTCTTTGCTCTTTAGCCTGTTTAAGCTGAAGCTCTTGAGCCTGCATTTGGATAACTGGATCTTGCGCGGCTTGCTGGGCTTGCTGTGCGGCAACCTCGTTCTGATTGATGCCAAGCAACATATTTGACGCTTGTGCAGCCATTGCAGAGATCTGTACTTCCATCTCCCGTGGGATTCCTTCTGGATTGTCTTCCTCCATTGGGGGTAACTGGATTCCCATAAGTTGTTCCATCTGTTTGCGGTACTGAAAGGCCAAGTGCTGGCTAATATGGGCCATGGCAGCCGCGCCGATGGCTTGTGCATTTGGATTCTGGCCGATCATTGCCGCCATTTTTGGATCTTTAATGGCATTCATGTGAACCTGAATATGAGCTTGATGATCCTGATACAAGAAAGCCTTAACGGGTTTCATGTTAATGATGTTCATATTCTCGGTTACTGGATCTTCTGGCAACTTGTCGTTCTCTAGTTTGACCAGCTTTTTGGCGTTCTTAATACCCAAAACATCCAGCATCTGACGGTGCAATTGCGGCATATCGTAGATCTGTGGTGCTTGCTGTGCCAACTGTAAAACGGCTTGGTACTGAACTACCTTCTGGCTCATGGTAGCCGCATTCGGATCGCTGACTGGAATTACGTCCACATTGTCATAGTCCGATTGCTTGGCAAATCGATTGCCCACATCAGGTTGGTACTCATAATCTGGCGGTGTGTAGTCGCGGATAATGTCCCGAATCAGCTGTAATTCCTGTTTCATCGAGTAATGTACGCGGGCTTGCACTGCAGACATGACTTTTAAAGTGCGCTCTAAGATAGCCAAAGTCGTACCAACAGGGGTGTTGGCAGACATATCGGCGATCTTTAAATCGGCGGCGGATGCAAAACGGCGTCCTTCGTCTACGATTGTGCCGAGTAGACTATAGAGAACTTGACTTGGCTCTTTGTATGGCAAGGGCAAAATGTTGTCACGCAGTACGCCAGATGGAACATCTACGTCCCTAAATTCACCTGGGCTAATTGGTGTGTCATCACCTTTGACTCTTAACCCGCGGGTTTTAAAACCGCCGGGTAAATTACTGAGAGTCCCTGCATCCACGAGTTGCCGAATAATAGAAGTACCAGACTTAGCAAAAGCCCCGACAAGATGAATAAGGCCGAAACAGTAAAAACCAAAGCCCGGAACGTATCCATAATGAACAAAATGGTTTCTCTTTTGAAAGGTTTCATCTTCTGGTCTCCAGTTTCTCCGAATGGATAATACATTCTGAGTCCCTTTTTCAATCGTAACAATATAAGGTAGCGCAATTCCAGTAGGCTCACCGTCTTCGTCTTTATGTTCAAAGCCAGGAAGATCGAGGTTTAATTGGACTTCGCATAACTTATAGCGATCATCTGTTGTCGCTGTAAAGCCCATCTTTTCTGCAATCTTTTTCTCTACTTCGTCAAACGCGGTCGATGGCTCACCTAAGTCAATGTCCATGTAAAAACCGGCAATTTGCAATTTACGTAGCTCATTCTTTGTTTTACGCATAACGTGGGTTACACGCTCTGCGCTGCGTAAGTCTGAGGCGCCATAAGGAACGATCAAGTCTTCAGCAGGAACAAACAGGGATACTTGGCGCTCTAGGTTTGGATCGTAGTACACTTTCTTAAATGCGTTACCTGAAAGACCAAGACCCCAGCACATACGCTCATGCTCTGGACGGTACTCTGGCATTTCTTCCATGATCTGGTAGTTCATGTCTTTTTGGACACGATCGGCGGCAGCCAGCTTTTCTACTGTTTCGCGCCCTACAACCACGGTCTTGACGGGACCGGCGGCAGGCAAAGTCTCCATAACGGTTTCGGCTTGAAACTTAACTAAGGCTTCGGACATCAGTGGGTGATATACACCACAAGCCCCTTCCCATGGTTCAGATCGGGTTTCAATCTTTAAGCCCAGTAACTCTAGGCCATCGACATAGGTTTGCATCCAGTCTTTACGGGATGAAACGTCTGAGTCAATGTCACCAAGAATATCGCCAGCAATTTCAGCCAGCTCACCAGCGTTCATGTATTCCGCTAGGTTAGCGTCAAATTGATCAGGACCTTCTGCAAGATCCTCTTCTTCAATTTCTAGCTCTCCAATCAATACCTCAATTGGGCCTGTTTCGACATCATCGATTGCTGGTAAACCTTGAGGAGCTTGATACAGTGATTTTTCGATTGCCATTTTTCTTCCTTAGTAATACGCTACTTTGCGCCTAAAATATACTTGCTCATCTGGCTCATCCGTTTGTAACCGAATGAACCCACCTTTTCTAAATCGTATCAATGCTTGCGTTGCCGAGTCCACTAAGTCATCGTGGTCTGAATTAGGGAAAGCGGCCATCTCTTCTATCACCTCTTCTGCCCAGCGTTTTCTTGGC